CCTACGTTTAGCGTAGGCTTCTTAGGGCTTGAAACGGTGTCGATTAGTCGCTAAAACCCCACGTGGGAACGACTAAGACCAGAGTTCGATTCTCTGCAAGTCCACTATCTCGTCCAATGATATTTGCGGGTAGTCCGGGCGCGGGCTGCTCGCATCTGCTGACGCTGCTTAGGTGTTAGCCCTCCCCAAATGCCGTCTGGCTCATTGGCTTCCATGGCGTATTTGCCACACTCGTTTATGACCGGACATTGGGCGCAAAACTCTTTAGCCATTCGGTAATTGAACCCGACATCACCTTTTTCGCTATACCAGATCTCCGGGTCGGTAGTCTGGCATGGCGGAATGGTAGGCGCTTCGTCAATAGCCTTCATTAGCTTCATGTATAGGTGTTCATTTGGTATGCGTATCTTCATGTCGAAAAACATACACACGCCTGATTCAAAATGTCAAATCAGCGTTCGCTTGGTGAAGTGCCTCCCCAGATCCCGTGGGTCTGGTTAGTTTCCAGCGCATACTCAAAGCACTTGTCGATAATCGGACAGGTATGGCAGATGGCCTTGGCCGTGCGCGTCGCTAAATGTCGGTCCTCTGGATTAGGGTAATCCTCTGGAAAAAATACATCAGGGTATTTCTCACAGGGAACGCCACCTGCAACGTGTATCTCAGATAACAATTTGATATACGCGCTGGATAAAAGTCCTTGTGACCGCATACACTGAGCCTACTAACGAAAGGAACAAAATGGACGTTTACGCACCGGCGGTTTTCAACGGCGCAAAGCTGCTTGGAAACTTCACCGCAGGAAGCCCTGAGTGGCATTCTGAGAGGTCTAATGGCGTAGGAGGTAGTGAAGTAGGCACAATCCTTGGATTGAACCCCTACGAGTCGGCCTACGCTCTATGGGCTAAGAAGCTTGGCAAGATTCCATCCGAGATAAAAGAGAACTGGGCTATTCGGTTCGGTAAGGCTTTTGAGGATCCGATTCTGGCGCTATGGCAAGAAGAGCATCCCGAGTGGAAGGTCTACACCACCGGCACCTACCAAGATCAAGGTTGCGAATATCGTCACGCTAATCCAGATGCACTGGCCCACAACGAGGCCACGGATGAATGGATGATCATTGAGGTCAAGACCTCCCGCAATACTTGGGATGAAGTGCCACCGGCATACATCGCTCAGGTGCTTCACTACATGGGAGTTATGAAAGTGACCCGGGGTGTCATTGTGGCAGTGGCCGGAATGACTTGGAATGAGTATGAGGTTTCGTTCAACCCTGACATGATCAACCTCCAGAACACCGCTATAGATCAGTTCTGGAATGCCGTCCAGACCGATACTAAGCCAGCATGGGACGGCTCGGAAGCGACCTACAACGCTGTTCGTCGCCAATACGACGAAATCGACGGCACCGAGGTCGAGCTAGGGCAGCTAGGTTTTGAGCTGGTAATGCTGCAGACCGAAGCCGATCAAGCGTATTACCGCCTAATGCAAAAAAAGTCAGAGGTTCTGGATAAGATGGGGACCGCTAAGCATGGCGTTCTGACGGACGATAAATCGACCCGGCGCATTGCATCAAGGCAAATGAGGGCTGGTAGCGTGAGCCTAATTGTAAATAAGAAGGGAATGTAATGGAAATCACACTCGGCGACTACGCCATGATTGCCAAAGACGACAAGGTAGTTGTCGCTGGCACTATCGACGGTTTGAAGCTAAACCGCCACGGTATCGAAAGAGTCAGCTTTGAGGGGATAGACCACTGGTTCTGGCTGTCCGATGGCTGGCAGTTTGTAGATGACACTAACGGAGAAGAGGAAACAGATGGCGCGCTTTAACCTAAATGACTACGAAACAGTAGAGGAAAGGATCAAGAGATTCTATGAAACGGAAAACGATGGGCGAATTATCACGGAAAATCTTACTCAGCCGTCAGATCGTGCGGTCTCTACTTGGGTTGTCAAGGCGAGCATTTTTCTCTCGGCGGGCGACCAGTCGCTTGGTCTGCCGAAGGCTACTGGTCTTGCATTTGAGGTCGATGGCGGTTCTGGTGCTAACCAAACTGCTGCCCTCGAGAATGCGGAAACTTCAGCCATTGGTAGAGCATTGGCAAACGCTGGCTATTCAGGAAATCGAAGAACTACTCGTGAAGAAATGGCCAAAGCGGAACGCGGAGTAACTCCAGCACCGGCAAAGGATTGGCTAAAAGAGGCTGATAAGGTTATGAATATAGACGCTATGAGATGGCTCTATGCTCAGGCTAAGGATGCTGGAGCCTCGACTGACGTGCTGGAAGGACTAGCTGACCGTGCAAGACTTCTCAGTGCAGAAAGCCAAGATTCGGGAGCTGGAAGAAGCGTATCGGGCAGCGCTCCAGCAAGGTCAAAATAATGAGGCCGGGTTCTGGAATGCTCAAGTTCTACATCACTTGTTGGTGCTAAGTGCATCCGTTAGAGATAGTAAAACAGATCTCCGACCTGACGGCGGAGAGCAGTAGAGGCTCAGAAGCTCTTTACGAGGCTGAGGTCCGCCTAGCGCATGCCGAGAACGAGTTAGACCTCGTTGAACAGCGCGCTTTCATAAAAGCTGAGGGAACTGTCGCTGACAGAACCGCTCTAGCACGTCTGGAAGCCGCTGAGAGCCGTTTACAGAGGGATTTACGCAAGGCTGAAGCAAATCGTATCAGGGTCAAGATAAAGGGCCTAGAATCGGCGCTGATGGCTGCGGCTACCCAAGCCAAGCTCATAGCTACGGAGATGAAGTTGTAATGGCAATTAGCAAACCGGTCCGAGATCGAATCATCAAGCGCGACAATCACCAGTGCTGGCATTGCCCGGAGGTTGAGGCCATAAGCCTTCAGCACCGGCGCAACCGCCAGATGGGAGGGTCCAAGCTACTTGACAGAACGGACAACCTAATCGTCTTGTGCAGCTCGATGAATGCACTTATTGAGTCCGATGCGAGCGCCGCGGCTGAGGCACGGGATTTCGGTTGGAAGTTGGCTTCATGGGATAGCTTTTCCATGCCGGTATTCAACCGCAACGAACTCAAGTGGTATGTGCTTGACGGAACAGGAAACAAAACAGAGGTAGACCCACCGGGCTACTTGATTTAGAAAGGGAACAACCTATGCCTCTAGTAAGAGGATTCCACTCATTTGATGACCACTTCACTCAGATACCGAACGAATGGTTGCGCGATAGCCGCTTGACGTTCAAAGCAAGAGGGCTTTTAGCGATGCTGCTGAGCCATTCTGAGGGTTGGTCGCTGTCTACGGCTGCGATAGCAGAACAGAACCAAGAAGGCAAAGATGCGATTCGATCTGCGATAGCTGAATTGCAGGAATTTGGTTACCTAAATCGCTCACAGGTCAATGAACACGGGCGTTTCGGGGAAGCTGTATGGGTTACTCAGGACCCAACTGCGACACCGTTGGCGGGTTTTCCGTCGTCGGGTTTTCCGTCGTCGGATAATCCGACCCCTAAGAATAACAATCTTAAAGAAGAACAAATAACTAATAAAACTAAGAATATCTCTGCGCATTTATTCACTGAGTTCTGGAATGAATATCCTCGCAAGCTAGACAAGGGCAAAGCGAAGCGCGCTTTTGCATCAGCACTTAGCCGAGCAAGCTTTGAAGATATCCTTGCCGGAGCTATCCGTTACAAGAATGATCCGAACCGACTTGACGAATACACGAAGTATCCGGCATCATGGTTGAACGCTGACTCATGGGAGAACGGACCACTACCAGACGACCCACGGGCAGCTAAGCAAAGAGAAGCAAAAGAACAAGCACGACTAATGAAGGAATGGGGAAACCTTGAATCTGAATGAAACCAAAGCGATTCTCAAAGACATCGCGTTATTGGACAACCGAAAGCTAGATGAAGCCGTAGCAATGGCTTGGCATGCTGTAATCGGCCACATGAACTTTGACGTGGCTAAGCAGGCGCTAATCCTCGCTAGACAGGATGCCAGCATCGGTTACCTAGAGCCAAAGCACATCGTGTCATGGGGCAAAGAGGCATCGCATCGACTACACCGCGACCAACCATCTGAAGAACCAACCGTCGGCACACCAGAGCCGATCTGCCGCGCGCACAACCTTGGAATCAACCAATGTAAGGCTTGCACCAAAGCCATTACTGCCAAGGCGCAAGAATGGAACATGTTTCAAACGCCATCAAAAGCAAACAATTACGAAGATCGTATGTGGGCTTACTCGAAGCGTCTACACACATGGGCCATCGAAAACATCTATGCTTAGTGCGTGGATGAATTTGTAACCTGCGCTCGGTGCGGTCAAACCTTTGAGGTGAACCGCAAGCGACGGAAGTTGCGAATGCTTTGCGAAAGTTGTAGAGTCACAAAAGCAACAACAATTCAACAAGGTGAACTCAAGTGCCTACCGTGGCATGGCAATTATGACCATGACATGATTAGCCCGGTAGACGAAGAGGGATATCCGGTTCTACCCGGCATTAGAGTTTGCGGAAACATAGATTGTGTCCAACCCGGACACGTGAAAGGAAAAGAAAATGGCAATGGTCAAGATTGAGGGCGCAGAAGTCGCCCGCTTGATTGCAGGATACGGATTCAAGGCTAAGGCCGAGGTCCCAATGCGTAACGGCGAAAAGCGCACCGAATGGTATACCGTCTGGAGCGATGCAAACGTAGCTGAAGGTGCCTTAGTAGACATCGTTGGCA